GTGTCGGCATCTACGTCGAGGATTAACTCGGTGCCGTTTAGGTCGAGTTTGGCGTTAGCGGTAACTATGTCACTTGCTGTCACAGTGGTAGCCGTCAAGGCTTGTGCGGCAATTGTACTGCCAGACTGTGCTGTGAACGTGTTGGCTGTGAATTGGAAGTCGTCAGCCCCAGCAATTCGGATGTCAATTGTGTCGTCGGTGTCAGCAGTAATTGAAGTGTCGGCGTCGGCGTCAAGGATTAACTCGGTGCCGTTCATATCGATCTTTGCACCCGCAGTAACCAAACCCGATGCCGTCAGTGCTACTACCGTAGTCGTCCCCCCAACGGTCAAGGCGCCATCAACGGCGCCAGCGCCCGTTACTTCGAGGGTAGCCATCTGTAGGTCGTTGAGGGCGTTATAGATGACCGCGCCAGATCCCGCGCCGTCACAATATACGATTGCATTCTTGCCGTTCTGAATAGTGACGTTTGCCCCGGAGCCCTGCGTAAGGATTACCGAGTAGGGGCCACTTGACCCAGAGTCGGTGGTAGCATTCTCGATAATAAACCAAGCGGCGCTCGTGTTCGGGGCAATCGTGACCGTGTTGTTCGCGCCAAGGGCACCAGTGAATTTAATCACACGATACATGCCATCCTGGAGGTTTTCAGTGCCTGCGCCGGGAGAAGCCTCTCGCACCGTTAGCGTGTGCGTCGTCCCCGACAACCCGACCGCCTTGTAGGAGGCGATCCTGTCCAGGATGTCGGCGTTATGGTTTGTCGTTGTTCCCCACGCCCCGGCCTGCTCGCCAGTGCCGATCTTCTCAATCCCGAAGCTCGTTGTGAATGTAGAAGCCATGTCGCTATCCTATGCTGCTATCTGAGTCCAATTGGCAGACTGCCCTGGGACCATTGCACCCCAACTGGCAGTCTGTCCCGGAACAATCTCATTCCATATAAGCACGCCGCCCGCAGCCGTCGCTGCCGAAACACCCGTGACAGTAAACCTAAAGTTCAACTGTACGTCACCTGCGGCTGTCGCTGCTGAAACACCCGTGACGGCAACATTAGCTTCACCTACTATCGATACTGAACCTACACCAGAAGCCGCCGAAACACCCGTGACGGCAACATTAGCTTCACCTACTACGGAAACCGCACCCGCGGCAGCAGCGGCAGAGACACCAGTAACCGGAACATTCTTGGGGAAGGCGACTGCGCCTGCGGCTGTGGCTGCTGAGACACCTGTGACGGAAACCGGAATTGCACTATTCCAGGCCCCCTCGTCCCAAGTACCTCGGCCCCAACCGGAGACAATTGCCATTAAGCTACCCGGATAATCGCGGAGTTTGCGTCATTGGTCGGAAACTGTACGGTGAAATCTCCGGCGCTAGACGACTTGTCTCCGCCGAAGTTAATGACCGCAATCGAAGGTTTTGCAGCATGGTTGGTCGTAGACCCAGTACCCGCTGTGGCGAGAGTGCTGTTGTAGATCAAAGCCCCGCGCGCGTCTGTAATGGTCGCCGTAGACCATGTCGTGTCCGCAAAGTCTACGAAAGCTGTCGGCACGGAACTGCTGTTATCCCCGAGACCAATTGTGGCGCTAGCCAGAGTATTCCCGCCCGCGGTATAGTTGGTGCCAGAAATCTCTTCGCTCGTGCTATATCCCGTAGTATCCGCGTCAAAAGACGAGGAATTGGTGTAAAGAGCGATCTTAAAGGCATCCGCTCCAATAGCGCTCGACCCCGTCCGCGTGTGCGCGGTGGTGAAATGAATCCCGGCCAACGCCTCTCTCTTAAAGGTCCCGCATATCGCGGAGGTTCCGATAGCCATTACAGTCTCCTTATGATCTCTGCCATGTCGTGATGCCCCTGCTTCTTCAACAACGCCCAAAGGGTTGTCCGCTCGCTCTGGGCCATCTTATTCATATAAAAAATCAGGACTTCTTTCAATCTGTCTTTGTGCTCTAACGCCTGATCCCGGATGAAAGAAGGGGCGTTCTCTGAAACAGACATTATCTTGTTCAAAGCCATTTCGGCTATGTCGTCGGACGAATGGCCGCCGTTACTTGACGTGAACACAGACACGGTGCCTAAGCTGCCATTGCTAGAGGCTGGAAACGTCACGATGGGCCCCTACGGACGCGGTCGTAGCGATACTGGTCTCTAGTCTGGAGCCCCTCACCGAGGTTCTTCAAACCTTGAAGAGCCTCCTGGAAACGCGCGTCGTACAAGGCCAAAAGGTCCGCCTCGCCCTTGAGGAAGGTATATGCCTCGATTAAAGAGCCATACAAAAGAGCTAGCTCTGCGTTTGTCCCGAGCCAACTGGTGCCATCCCCTGTTTCTGTGATGGAAGCCGGGCGGTAGAAATAGTGTAGCTCGAAGGTGTAGGCGCTGTCTGGCGTCGGAGCTAAGAGGAAAGTCGCCTCGTCCCAGTCGCCATAATACTTAGGGACACCCGTAGTCGTGGGGTCAGGGGTGTAGTCCTGAAGAAGGGTAACTTGCTTGTACAGCAGAAGCTGTTTACTGCCCGCCACGGCAACACTCAGAGAGTTCTGAGCCAGAAAGTCTGAAGGCTTTTGCAAGTAGGAATTGCCCGAAGTTCCGGAACCTTGAGACGACTTCCGAAACACGTCTAACTGGCACCCTTTCAGGATGCGTTCCTCGGCATTTAGAATGAACCTGGACAGTTGGCTGACAAAGGTTGATTCTGTACTCTGAACGTAGTCCTGGATGGCTGTCTTTAGTGTTGTAAAGGTATATGCCATGCCTCAACCCTCAACTTTCCAGCGTAACAGGCCCGGATGAGGCAGTGCCCCCGCCGCCCTGAACGGAACCCGAAGACGCTGTCTCGCCGGTTGCCGAAAAAGTGTAAGAATTGCTGTCTACGACGGTAATTGCGTATCCACTAGAATACTGGAGAACAGCCTGCGTGAACCCATCAAAGGCCTCGCAAGAACGGAAACGCACGACATCTCCCGTAGTTCTTGAGTTGCCCGGTTCCGTAACAGTAATACTAGAAGATCCTGGGCTAACCGAAGTAAACGGGTTGAAGGGCAGAAGAACAGATACCGCAGGCTCTATCCGGTCCGGCCGGGCATTCCTAAGAGCTTCGGGGTCCGCTTGCACCCTGAGAATGGTTAGTTGAGGCTGCTTGACCTCCCACTCGTCCTTTCCAACCAGAAGGCCCGTCCACTCTTTCCGCATGTCCCGGAGGCGGTAAGCCACACCCGTCCTGTCAGAAATGCCAAGGGCGTATTTGTCTGAGGCGTACCTAGCCATTAGCTCGTGAACCCGTAAGTGTAAGTCGGCACCGCAAAGGTGCTGGTTTTGTCACGATCTTCCAGGGCCGCGCGTTCAAACTCTTCCTCGTAAATTGCTTTCAGTATCTGCACTCTGTCTGGAGCACGCTTCAAAGCCAAGTAGTAGGCCAAGCCAGCAGCGAGGCAAGGGTAAAACCTGAAGGGAACTTCTGCCGTATTCACCGAAGCATCCGCGTCGTCTACGCGCACCAATCGGTCGTAAATGAATACGTCGGTGCTGTTCTCCGGGGACGGCCACAACTTGAGGACAGGGACTATCTGCCGGTCGAGGTAATACTGTACGGGTCGGCCCGTGGTGGACTTGTTTGGAATCGTTAAGTACGTGTCCCGGCTTATCTGAGAAATAGAGATGTCTGAGTTGTCCCTACGGATTACACCCGTCAAGATATCTATCGTAGACCGCACATCCGACAGGCTGGGGTTCGCGCTTATCGTAGTAGATGCTGCGCTGGTGCCACCCGTAATGGTTTCTCCAGCGGTAAAGGAACCGGAGGGCACTGTAAGGGTGAGGCTCGTCGAGGTGGGTTTCGTAATTATCTTCGCCGTGGTGCCACTAGTGCCACCCGTAAGGGTCTCACCAACAGTCAGGCTGCCCGAAGCGGCGACAGTGGCCGGAATATCCCCGACAGGGTAATCAGTCACGCCGGAAGCAAGAGTCTGAGAGAACTGCTGGATAGTCCAACGATTCAGACCGCGGTTTGCCCAATCCGCAAACAAGAGGTTTAGAGAACGGCGGGCGGTCACGGAGTCGTAACCCGTACGAACCTCTAGACCACAACGCTCAAAGGCTTCCTCAATGTATTCCGCTACATCAAGCTCGAAATCCTTAGATCCGGAAACCGCCATGGCTCACGGTCTAGGCGTAGAAGAAAGTCATGAGGTCAACCGTTCCAACCGTGTACTGGACCACTGCCCCGTTCCTGAACAACACCCCTTCACCAGGGATGAACGTGTCGTTAATCAACGTGTTATCCGTGCCTAGGGTTCGTGTCTTGAACAGAATGGATCCGGAAATAGGGGCCCCGTCATACAGGTTAACAATACCCGCCGCCGCACCAGAGACAACAAAGAACCCCTTCAACCGAGTAGGGCCCGCAAAGATAGCCTGGGCTGCGGACGCTAGGCTTCCCACTGTGATATTTGCCGCATATTGAGCGGAGCAAACCACCGAGGTGACCGTCTTAAAGTATTTGGTGCCGTTCACCGCTTCAGCCGAACCGGTTGAGGTTATGATCTCGCTAATGACCTCATCAAGCACGTTCGTGCCCGTGATGGTTGTTGTCTTGCCATTGTCGCTC